CAGCAGAAACAGTTCAAGCTGGTGCTAAACTTTTAGTAAATACAAATAGTGGAGCAGTTACAGTAACGCTTCCAGCCTCACCTGCTACAGGAGATGAAGTACATTTTGTAGATCAAGGTTATGATTTTAACACTAACGCATTGACTGTTGGTAGAAACTCTTCTAATATAGCTAATGCAGCATCTGATCTTGTAGTTAATACTCAAGGTGCAGCTTTTGGATTAGTATATTCAGGCGACGCTACAACAGGGTGGACTTACACGGAGAAATAATATGTCAAATTACGAAGCAACTAAATACGATTTTGATGGAGCAAACCTTACAGGTATAGAAGGAATTCCTACAGCAACTATTGTGCCGTGGTCTTCTGCGTCAGTACCATCAGGTTTCCTAGAATGTAATGGTCAAGCAGTTTCAAGAACTACTTATGCAGATTTATTTGCAATCGTAAGTACAACTTATGGAACTGGAGACGGTTCGTCTACTTTTAACGTACCAGACTTACAAGATAATGTAGCAGTTGGAAAATCTAACAACAAAGCTTTAGCTTCGAGTGGTGGAGCAAACACAGTTGCCTCAACTGGAAACATTGGTGGTTCAACAGCTAATGCAACTTTAACAGAATCACAACTTGCTTCTCACGATCATGGCCAAAAAGGTTCATTTCCGGGTCCTGACACACCTCAAGGTGGGTGGATTGTTAGAGCCCCTGGTCCTAATATTAACACAAACAACGCAGGTTCAGGCTCAGGTCACTCTCATAATATGAGTGCAAACTTTTCTGGAGATGCGACTTCAGTTTTACAACCTTATTTAACAATAATTTACATAATTAAGACTTAGGAGAAAATATGGCAACAAACGCAACTTGGACAGTAGTATTTGAAGATAAAAAAATTATTAAACAAACAGGTAGTGATGCCGCTGCTTATGAAATTAATGATGATTCTTTTTGGAATGATTCTAAATGGTCTAACATATGGGCTATTCAGTATCACGATGATAATTTAGATCATAACGACACTGTAGAATATAGAGATGAAACTCCGCATGCTACTTGGAATAACGCTGGGTTAGGTGATTTTACTCAATTTATTTCAAAATGGGAAGCTGCTCATTTAGCTAAATTACAGTTTGATTGGGATGATAATAATTTATATGAACCAATAGATTTTTCTAATCCAAATAATCCTTTAGTACAAATACCCGAAACTGAAGCTGAAAAAATTGCTAGAATAGGTGAAAGACCTACTTCTTACACGGTTTCTTAATTTTAATAAAATTAGCTAAACAATATCTTCTACCAGTATTATCATTAAACTGTAGGGATGAGTGATAAATTTTAGAATCAAATATAATTGCCCTATTTTCTTTAAAACCAACATGAGTATTTAATGTAAATTTATCATCTAATTTATCATAAAAACCAGTTCCATTATTTACTAAATAGTCTCCTTTTAAATATATTAAACAATTAACATCAAAACTATCATCATTATGAGGCGTAGCCTTTTCGTGTTTAGTGCTTAAAAAATAATGTGAAGATATTTCACCACAATTTAAATTAAATAAATTAAATAAATTTTTTTTAATTTCTTGCACTACAGGATGATCTGGAGAAATTTGTACTTCAAAATATATTTTTTGATTATTATTTTCTTTTACAGACAAAAATCTATTTTGAAACTTTTGATAAGATAAATCTGTTTTTATTTTATTTAATATCTCTGAAGTAAAAAAATTATCTTGAACAATTATTTTGTTATTTAAATTATTCATTTTAACATCATCCAAGAAGTTAAAATATATTTCTCTCCAGACAAAGGTGGATTACCTCTGTGAACATATGGAAAAGCTGCTGGCCAAATAACAACTCTTCCTGTTTTAGGTTTAACTCTTTTTGAAAAATGTAAAAATTCTGTTTCTCCACCTTCTTCTACATCATTTAAATATATAGAAAAAACAAAAGCACGTGGCTCATTAGCATATCCTTTCCCATGTTCTATATGCCAAACATGATAACCTTCTGTAGGTAAAGTTTTTTGTATTTTTAAGTCTGTAAAATGAAAAGGAACTCCATAAGCATCACCTGCTCCAGTGTTTTGAATATAATGATTCCATGCTAAATCAAAATTTAGCATCATTGGTTTTAAAGACTCCCACCATACATTTAAATTAAAAGGCGCTGCAAAAAACTGTTGGTCTTGTTTTTGTAAAATAGATGCTTTTTCTCCACCTATTCTATTTACTGTATTATTAAATTTATTTTGATCTTCATATAATTTAATGGCTTTACTACACTCTTCTTTTGTAATGTAGTTATCATACACGCCAATAAAATTGTTTATATTAACTGTTTTTTCTATTGTTTTTGTTGTCATAAAATATTTTAAAATTCCATTTTTGCCATTGTCCATAAAAATTATTATCTAAAACAGATTTTCTTGTATTGTCTTTAGACATGTCTTTTACTATGGTTAATATTTTTTCAATATCTTCAGTATCGTGTTTATCATACAGATCACTTGCATGTTTCCAAAATTTATTTTTATAAAATGTATTACTTTTATATTGCCATAATATAAAGTTTTGAATTTTAGTAACATAATCAATTATTTTTAATTTTGTTGTCATAACATTTGCTCCATTAAATATGTAATCATAATAACATTTGACAGTAAAGTTATAACTTCCCATAGCCGTTGCCTCTAAAGGTTCTAAAAAAAATAATTTATTTCCATTTAATAAAATTCTTTTATCTATTATTGGTTCTTTAGCTATGTATTGATTAAAAGGAAAAACTTTATTAACTTTTTTTATTTTAAATTTTTTCTTAAAATTTTTCGTAGCTTCTTCAACAGAAGTTATATTAGAATTAAATATATATCCCAAAGAAGTTTTAGTAGGTAAAGGTATATAAAAACACCAACCATGTTCATGAGCTGTAGCTTTTGTCCATTTTACATCATTTTTTTTGGGAGGTAATTCTGCCAGTAAAGCACAGTTTAAAGGATTAACTAATTTAGTATATTCTTTTAAATTATCCGGTTTACCTCTACAATCTATTATATAATCTGAATCTATTTCACTATAGTTTTTTATATTTTCATTTTTTTGTTTAAAATTAATTTTTAAATTATTGCAAACATAATCTTGAAAAGCTTTAGGTTCTATATGTAATGAATAATTTCCTACAGGGAAAGGATGAAAAAATTTTTTATTTTTTTTATTCCAGTTTTCATACATAATCCCACATTTAATTGTGTGGGGAAAAATATCTAAAATATTAGATCCAAAGTTTTCAAATAATTTAGGTGGAAAATCTAAAGTAGTTCCTTGTCCCGTAGGCACTGGAGGAATATTTGAGTCATATATTAAATCTATTTCTACTTTTGTATCTATAAACTTTCTATAATATGCAAAGTGCATAGCTGAAATACATCCTGCGTTTCCTCTTCCTAAAATAGTTATTTTCATTTAATTATTTTTTTAAAATTAATTGTTAACATTATTTCATAAACATTTGTATTGAAATTCTTGGCACAAGGGGACTTAAAATAGGGTTGACTTTGTGAATTAATGGGGCTTTTATAATTACCAAAGAATTTCCTACCACAGGTATAAAACCATGACCATTTTCATTACGAAACATAAATTCTCCACCAAAATGATTATTCCATCTATTATTTAGATAGTAGGTAGCTCCATATTTCCAACCTTTATCATTATGCCAATTAATACCAGATCCTTTCTCCATATAGTGAATACTTGTACTTACTCTTTTTGAATTTAATTTATAAAACTGATTGTGTTGAGTTAAAATTTTTAATTTTTCAAATGGTGGGTAGTTTATAACATCTACTTTTTTAGGAGGTTTTATATTTTTTATTAAACCTTCTTGCCATGTGTCTTTTACAGAACTTAGATTTATTTTTTTACGTTCTGTAAATATAGCATTATGTATGTTTTTATAACTATTAAAATCTAAAAAATTTTGAATACAATATAATTTATCAGGTATGTGATATATTAATTTCATTTATCTATACCCACAACACCCGCATTTTTTGAGTGTAAAAAACAATTTATAGAATACCTTGTTCCTTTAGCAATAGGTTCAGTGCCATGAATCCAAATAGGTTCTGCAGGAAATATCATAGCATCTCCGGTTTTATATGTTTCTTTTATTTGACCATCAAAAAATCTGAATTCTCCACCTTTATAACCTTCATTTAAATTTAATGTACAAGAAGCTCTTGTTCTCCAATCAACATCACAATGATCTTTAATACATTGCCCTTCTTTATATCTAAGTATTCTTATATTCTGACTTGAGTTTATTAAATGATTGTTGAAAGTAGGACTTATTCCTTTAGACTTAATGTGTAATACATAATTAGTTACCATAATATTTATAAATCTTGAGGCTGTTTCTAAAGCCCAACTAATATCTTCATTAGGATTATTTATTCTAGATAAATTTAAACATGTAAAATTATCCATTTCATGCTTATCAGTTTTAAATTTATAACTCTTTTCTTGTACATTTAATTCAGGGTATTTTTCAAATATATTTATTATTCTTTGACAAACATCTTTAGGAACTAAACCATTAATTCTATATTTTAAATCAGATATTTTATAGTTATAAGACATATTTTTTTAACTTATTGTAGCCATGCAACAATACTATACCTTGTTCCTTTTGTAATAGGTTGAATACCATGAGGATACATAAAATTACTTGGAAAAAATACAATAGATCCTTTACCAAGTTTTAATTTTTTTATCTCTTTTTCTTTTTGATCTGTAAAAATTAAATCCCCACCTTCGTAGTTATCATTTAAATTCATAATAACACTTAAATTTCTATTGTTTGTTGTGTAATGGTCTGTGTGAATTTCATATTTTCCACCCACTGAATATTTTAATAAATCTATTTGATTTATCTTTGAACTTGTCATTTTAGGAAATTTTGTTTTGTAATAAATATAAAGTCTTTCTATTTCTTTTACTATATATTTTCCATAAAATGAATTTTTAGGTTTATCAAAATTTAAAGTATAACCTTTTACATTTCTTGTATTTATATCTAAACCCCTCCCTATAGTTAATTTATTTTTAGCTTTATGGTTTATTAAAGGAACTATTCTATCTATAAAATCAGGAGAAATTATATTTTTTAGCTCAACAATTGCTTCTAAATGATCCATAATTATGCTACTTTCATTCTCTCTAAAACTAATATATAAGCTACTATATGCTACAAAAATTAAATTTCAAGCCTGGTTTTAACAAACAAGATACAGAATCTGGTGCTGAGGGGCAATGGACAGATGGTGATTTTGTTAGATTTAGATATGGACTACCTGAAAAGATAGGTGGTTGGAATCAATTAACAGCTGCATCACTAACTTTACCAGGAGCTGCTAGAAAACAACACGCTTTTACTTCTTTTGCAGGTGAAAAATATACAGCTATTGGAACGTCACAAGGTTTGTTTTTATATTATGGCAATGATTTTTTTGATATTACTCCCTTAGATACAGCGATTACAGGATGTACATTAACAACAGTTAATGGTTCAAATACTGTAACTATAAATAAAGGATCTCATGGTTTAGCTAAAGGAAGATATGTAACCCTTTCAGCTGTTACAGTAACAGCTGCTTCAGATTATACACCAGCGGAATTACAACAAGTTTATGAAATATTAACTGTCCCTGATGTAGACAAGTTTACAATACAAGCTTCACGAGCAGAAGGAGGAACCGGTATGACTGCAGCGGGTGCAGCAACTGTTAATCCTTATGTTGAAGTGGGTCCTACTTTTCAAACTGCGGGTTATGGTTGGGGAACTTATTTATGGGGAGATTCTACTTGGGGAACGGAACGAACAGTAAGTAACGTGATTCTGGATCCAGGCAACTGGAGCCTTGATAACTTTGGTGAAGTTCTTGTTGCAACTATATTTAATGGTAAAACTTTTACTTGGGACGCTGGAGCATCAGGACCTAGAGGTATAAGAGCTTCACAGTCAACAACTAATTTTAACACAACAAACAATCCAACGGCTACAAGAATTTCTATTGTATCAGATAGAGATAGACATTTATTTCATTTAGGTACAGAAACAACTATAGGTGATTCCTCAACACAAGACCCTATGTTTGTAAGATTTTCAAACCAAGAAGATTTAAATACTTATGCACCAACAGCAACTAATACTGCAGGGACTTTTAGATTGGATACCGGTAATCAAATTAGAGCAGCTATACAAGGTAAAGATTATATCTTTGTAGCAACTGATCTTGCAGCTTATGTAATTCAATTTGTTGGTCCGCCATTTACTTTTTCTGTTAGACAAGTTGGTACTAACTGTGGATGTATTGGTCAACACGCTATGTCTTATGCAAACGGTGCTGTATGGTGGATGTCAGCAGAAGGTGGATTTTTTGTATATGACGGTACAGTCAAAACATTACCATCTCTTGTAGAAGATTTTGTATTTAGCACGGATGGAGATAATTTAGGTATTAACTTAGACTCAAGAGATGTTGTGTACTCTTCACCTAATTCTTTATACACAGAAATAAATTGGTTCTATCCTAAATCAGGGTCAGATCAAGTTGATAGATGTGTTACGTATAATTACTCAGAAAATGTTTGGACAACTTCATCATTAGCTAGAACTACATACACAGATCAAGGTGTGTTTAATGTTCCATATGCAACAGAGTATACAGCAACAGCCACACCTGTATTTCCAAGTATATTAGGTATAACAAATTTATATGGAGCTAGTATATACTATGCTCATGAAACAGGCACTGATCAAGTCAACAGCACAGGCACAACTTCTATTAACGCATTTATTAGGTCTGGAGATTGGGACATTACTTCAAGAACAAGTGGTTTAGGAGTACAAACAGGAGTTGCAGATTACAGAGGTGATGGAGAATACTTTATGTCTGTAAAACGATTTATACCTGACTTTAAATACCAGACAGGTAATGCTCAAGTAACTTTATTTGTAAGTAGCTATCCAGATGATGTAGCTGTCAGCTCACCTCTTGGACCCTTTACAATAACTACTTCTACTGATAAAGTAGATACAAGAGCTAGAGGCAGATTAGTTTCTGTACAAATAGCCAACACAGCAGTAGGTGAGTCATGGAGATATGGCACACTTAGATTAGATGCACAACCGGACGGAAGAAGATAATGGCAGAAAATTCGATTAGTTATGGAATGGGTTTATCAGATCAACAATTAAATGCTATGTTGAATAGTGATGTACCTGCGATTAGACAACAAGCTCAGGATTATGTAAATCAAGCTCAAACTCAACAAGAACAAAAATCAAATATTTTACAGAGAATAGGAAATTTTTTTGGTATGAGTTCTGCTGGAGCAGCTGAGCCTAATAATATGACTATGCCAAATGCTGGCACTGGTTTTAATACAGTTTTAGATCAATCCGGTAATATTAAAATTGTACCTGTAAAC